AGCCAGACCAGACACACCACTCAGGGAGGTTTGACCCCAGACATATTTAATTCTGCGTATTTATATACTATATAGTCACCCAAAATATTTCTGTTATATTCGCCCTATATACCTCTGAACAGGACTTTTATCGCCCAAAGGGCGCATATCTATATATTTTAAAAATATTTTGTATAAATCTGTTCGGTTTTACGATTTGAACAGGTTTTCTTATATGTATAGATATTTATATATCTATAGGAGCGTCGCTCCGCCTCTTGCGGGCTACGCGACTTAATATAATATATATTAATATTATATATATAGACTAAGGTGCCCGTATTCTGACCGTTTATAGAGGGCCGTTTATAGTAGTTTTTAACGGGGGTATCTGATGGGACGAAAAGCAGGAAAAGTAGACATCCCAAAGGGCGAGGCTATGGAGCGGGTGCTCCTTCAACTGAGCCAAGGTTCGACCATCAAGGGTGCTATGGAGTCGGTTAACCGCAATGAGGTTACCTTCCGCCAATGGACGATGGCTAGCCCTGACTTTAAGGAAAGAGCCGACAAGGCCCGCCTAGAGGGCAAGGGCGTTAAGGCCGACTTTAAGAATCTAAAAGATATTACCTTTGAGGAATTCTCTGAGCAGTTCCTAGACACCAAGTTGTTCCCACATCAACTTGACTGGATTGACCTGATTGAAGGTCGTGAGCCCCGCTGGGTCCACCCTAGTATAATTTTTGAAAAGGGCGCTGATAACCGAGTCCTGATTAACGTTCCCCCTGAGCACGCTAAGTCCACGGTACTGACCATCAACTACGTCACCTACCGAATTGCTACTGACCCTAATATAAGAATCATTCTGGTCTCTAAGACCCAGGGTATGGCCCGTAAGTTCCTCTCAGCAATTAAGACAAGGTTAAGCCATCCTTCCTGGATTAAACTCCAGACAGCCTTTGGACCAAATGGTGGCTATAAAGCGGACTCTCCTACGTGGTCCGCCGATATGATTTATCTAGGCACAGGTCGAGACTCTGGCGAGAAAGACCCTACGGTTCAAGCCCTAGGCTTTGGTAGCCAAATCTACGGTGCACGCGCTGACCTGATTATCCTCGATGATGTCGTGATGAACTCAAATTCCCACGAGTGGGAGAAGCAAATTGAATGGCTTCAAAAAGAAGTTATCACGCGTTTGGGACGACACGGGCGACTATTAATCGTAGGAACCCGTGTTGCTCCTGTCGACTTGTACAAACAGATAAGGGACGGCTCTAACTGGACTGGTGGAAAATCGCCATTCACTTACTGCGCTATGCCAGCAGTCCTCGAGTTTGATGAGAAGCCAAGCAACTGGAAAACCTTATGGCCTAAGACTGACCGCGCTGAAGGCGGAGATGATGAGATTGATGAAGATGGACTCTACCCAAAGTGGGACGGACCCGCTCTCTTTACAAGAAGAAGCGAAGTTGCTCCCTCTATATGGGCTATGGTCTATCAGCAAGAAGATGTTACTTATGACGCGATATTTGCACCAGCCTCGGTTGCAGGATGCGTCAATGGTATGCGAAAGCGTGGACCACTTAAACCAGGTGTTCCAGGTCATCCACAATCCCTCGAGGGCTATACCGTTATAGGGCTAGACCCTGCTATGACTGGTAATACCGCAGCCGTTGTTGCAACTTATAACAAAGTTGATTCTATGATTTACGTTCTTGATTGCGTAAATATGACAGACCCAACACCTGCGAAGATTCGCACCCTTATCGAAGATTGGGTAGAACGCTACAAGCCACAGGAATTACGAATTGAAATCAACGCACACCAGAAAGCCTACGCACTCGACGACGACTTGCGCAACTGGCTCTCGATGTATGGCTGCCAACTCAACTCTCACTTCACTGGTAAGAATAAGTGGGATACTAACTTTGGTGTGGCTTCTATGGCAGGTCTGTTTGGCTCTTTACGAGATGGAAGATTCCAGGATAACAATTTAATAGAACTACCAAGTAACGAAGGTAGCGAAGGTCTTAAGGCTTTAGTGCAGCAATTAATTACTTGGAAGCCTGATACTAAAAACCCTACAGACTGCGTTATGGCTTTATGGTTTGCCGTCATCCGCATACGTGAGATGATGCAAAAGAATACTTCACAACAACGTTGGGTTCAAAATCGCTGGTCGACTAGAGCACAAACTGAGAGAAGATTTTCAATTAATTTAGATGATGCCTTTGCAGAGCAATGGCAAGATACATACGGATAGGAATCTATGGCACTATCAATTGAACAGGTAGCAGCAAGGGTTGAGTCTCTTCGCTACCGCGCCTCAGACAGGGATGCTCGTAACCTTGACGTCCTTGCTGTACGCAAAGGACAAATTGCTAGCGTATACCCTGACTTCTTTCCAGATGGGGTAGATGCCAATGTCGTTGCAAATTTTGTTGATATTGTTGCGCGAGACCTATCAGAGGTTATGGCGCCACTACCAGCAGTTAACTGCAACGCGGCGAATTCGGTTTCTGACCGTGCTCGCAAATTTGCTGATTCTCGCACTCGCATTGCCTCTAACTATTTTGCTCATTCAGATTTATCTGTACAGATGTATCAAGGAGCAGACTGGTACTTAACATATGGATTCCTCCCGTTCGTAATTGAATTGGATGAAGAAGCAAAACTGCCGCGCATACGCCTAGAAAATCCAATAGGGGCTTACCCTGAATTTGACCGCTACGGACGTTGCGTTGCTTTTGCAAAACGCTATACAATGACGCTAGGCGAACTTGTTTCCTTGTTCCCTGAATTTGAGTATCAACTGCTTGGCAAACTTCGCTATGAGCAGAGTTTAACTCAACAGGTTGATATGGTTCGCTACTACGACCAAGAGCAATCAGTTGTCTATTTACCTACAAAAGATAATCTAGTTCTATCTCAGGCTAAGAATCCTTTAGGTAAAATGATGATTGTTTGTGCACGTAAGCCATCTGTTGATGGTGAAATGCGTGGTCAGTTTGATGACATCATTGGTATTCAGTTGCTACGCAACCGTTTCGCACTTCTTGCTATGGAGGCTGCAGAGAAATCTGTACAGGCTCCTATCGTTCTTCCTTCTGACGTTCAAGAACTTATGCTTGGTGGCGATGCGGTTATCCGCACAAACAACCCAGCGGGCGTTCGTCGCGTAGAACTTAATTTACCCCAAGGCGCATTTACAGAGCAGACATTGCTCAATCAAGAAATGCGTGTAGGTGCACGTTACCCTGAGGGACGTACAGGTAACATTGATGCATCTGTTGTCACAGGACAAGGCGTACAGGCTCTTATGGGTGCTTTTGATACCCAAGTTAAGTCTGCTCAAGCAATCTTTGCTAGCGCTCTTCGTGACGTTATTCAGATTTGTTTTGAAGTAGACGAGAAAATTTTCCCAGATTCTAAAACAATCCGTGGCGTTGATTCTGGTTCACCGTATGAAATTACCTATAACCCTTCCAAAGACATCAAGGGTGATTATTCAGCCGATGTTCGTTATGGAATGCTTGCTGGTTTAAATCCAGCCCAAGGTCTTATCTTTATGCTACAGGCTCTAGGTGGAGGACTTATCTCCAAAGACCTTGCTATGCGTGAACTTCCATTCACAGTTAACGTCACACAGGAATTAGAAAAGATTGAAGTTGAGAATATGCGTCAAGCCTTACTTGGTTCTTTGACTGCATACACTCAAGCAATCCCTGCTATGGCAACACAAGGCGGAGATGCTAGCGATGTAGTTCGTAAGATTGCTGCAGTAATTAAGGCTCGCCAAAAAGGCATATCTCTTGAAGATGCGATTGAGGCAACCTTTGCACCTGCAGAACAGGTTCCTTCTGCTGGGGCTACCGAAGAAATGGTTGAGCAACCGTCCCCTGCTCCCTTAGGCGCTCCAGCAGAAGGCGCTCTTCCTGGTGAAGCACCAGTAGAATTACCACCTGCTGAGGCTGCTCCAGATATTTTAAGTCTTCTTTCGAGCATATCAGGGGCTGGTGAAGCCAACGCAAGCGTAAGAAGTATTCGAAGAAGATAACTTAGGAGGGGACACGTGACAACAATTATCGGCATTGAATACGACAAGCATAGTATAATTGTTGCTGACAGTCGTGTTACCGACGACACTGGTCGTATATATGCTCATAAGGTGATGAAGAAGATATCATCACGCGGAGCGTTACTAATAGCAGGAGCAGGCGAGGTAGCACCTTGCGACATAGCCCAGAATGTTTGGATACCACCTCAGTTTACAACAAAAGATAAAAAAGATATTTATCGTTTTATGATTACAAAGGTAATGCCATCTTTACGTAAATGCCTAACTGAGAATGGTTATAACTTTGATGAAGATAAAAAAGATGGGACAAGATTTCAATTCTTGATATCAGTCGGTGGAGAACTTTTCGACGTAGACGAAGACCTATCGGTAATGAAGAACGAAGACAATATGTATGCC